GCATTTCCCATACCAACCATTTCTAATGCATCACCTACGATATTCTTACCGTATTGACCTGCACCTGATACAACACCAGCTTTAATTGCCTCTAAGGCCTGTGATGTGTTGGTTGCTGATTTGACATTACCAACCATGTTGACCATATCACCTGAAAGTTCTGTTGCTTTAGCCTCGTAATCATTTTTATATGATACTGTAACACCTGGTGGCATATACAATGCGATAGCACTTGTAACTTGTGTATGTGACGGCACTTCTGAATAAATTGAGTTGTCTTGTTTTACAGCGGCCACACCACCAGTTTGTTTTCTTAAATCACCTATTGTCTTAGTACCATCACTATGAGGACCTCTATTACCTGAAGTTTTTACTTTGCCTAATCCCATTTTAGATGAAAATTCTAATTCTTGGCCTGCATTACCAAATCTATTCGCCAGTGTGTAAAATAATATGTAGTGACCTTGTTCGTTGTTTGTAAGGTCTAGTGGATATTGTACTTGTGAGAAAGCTAAAGGATCCCTCTTCAATGCTTCCATAGGACTATCCATCTTCTCAAAAGGAGATTTCTTAAGCAACTGAGCAGCCACTTTACCTTGTTCACCTGATATAGCGTTGCCAGCTGTTAGTCCGGTTACTGCACTAGTAATATCATTCAAAAATGGTGTAGCTAATCCACTTAGATGTGATGATAGTTTCTTTAACATGAGTTATAAATATCCTTGTATTATGGTAATATTTATATAGATTATAGGTGACTAAATGAGAAAGAGTTATAAAGGTTTATACAAACCTAACAACCCCAAGAAATATGTCGGTGACCACAATAGAATAGTGTATCGTTCACTATTAGAGCGTAGGTTTATGGCATATTGTGATAGAAATGAAGATATCAAATATTGGGCATCTGAAGAATTACCAGTTCGATACTTCTCTCCACTAGACAACAAATGGCATAGGTACTTTCCTGATTTTATTATTAAAACAGTAAAAGATGAGAAGTTTATGATTGAAATAAAACCTAGTCGCCAATCAGTTCGTCCTAAAACACCAAAACGAAAAACTAAATCTTACATGCGTGAGAATATGGAATATATCAAAAATCAGGCCAAATGGTCAGCAGCCATGGAATACTGTGAAAATAATAATATGAAGTTTAAGATTATTACTGAAAAAGAATTAGGTAAATATTAACCATACGCCGGGTGGCTGTAAGCGGCAAACTCATAATCTCTATCAACACTTGTATGTAACGGCACTCTTTGTACTACTGCACTATTTGTACTAGTATTGTTTTGCTGATTGTTATTTGTTGCAATAACTGTTGTGCCTTGGTTGTTAGTATCACCACTTGAATTTAAAATATCTTTCTTGTATGTGATTTCAGTTGTGTTGCCTACTACATCTTCTGTTGTAACTTTTTTAATTTTCTTTTCTGCAACTTCTATATCACCACCACCTGCACCACTCATTCTTTCATTATAAACTCTACTGAATGCCTCACCTGGACTTTCACCACCTGGTAATATTGCCTTAGCAGCCGCTACACCTGCAGCTGTGATGGCACCTATAACTTGAGCAATATCAAATATCTTACCCATAATTCTACTTGGGTCAAATGTGAATATGCCTTTGATAAAGTCCCATGCTTTCGTTGCCATACCTACTACAAATTCAATAAGACTAAAGTTAGCATCTGCACCACCAAATCCAAATATATCTCTTATGAAGTTGACTGCCATATCTATTGGCGCTGTCAATACATTTAAGAAGAATGAACCTGTGCTTGAGAATAATGTACCAAAACCTTTTTTAATTCTTTCCCAATCTAAAGTAAATATACCTGTAACAACATCAACAATACCACCAACTGCGGCTTTGAAGTCTGCTGTAATCTTTTCACCAAACTCACCAATGAAAGAACCTAGTTGTTCTAAACCAAGATATGATAATGCCATGTCAAGTAAATCTGTAATCAATCTTACAAGTGTACCTATGAAACCATCTACAATACCCTCTACTGCACCTCTAATACCATCTACAATAGAACCTGTTTCACCATATTCTTCCATAAATCCAGTTACACCATCTATGACACCAAGTATCAATGTGATTGGTAAGAATAGTTTACTAAGAAATCTACCAACTGCTTTCAATGGTCCCATTATATTATCTATTGCCATAACAGCCGTACCTGTGCCAGCGGCAAACAAACCTCTTATTGTTGCAATGATTGGTCTGAATACTCCCGCTATTCTAGCAAATGCATTTTTAAAACTATTTACAATAAATGTAACTAATTTATTTTCTTGAATGGCAGTTCTAATAGTTCTTATTTTTTCCATAAAATCTAATTGTACCAGTCTAAACTGCATAAAGGCGCCGAAAAACAGATTTCTAACTGGTCTCAACATATTAACAAATCTAGTATTCAATGCCTTGTTCATATTCTCTATTGTTTTAGGGAATATTCTGACTGACATTAAACCAGCTCTCATATTTTTCAATATTGCCGGTCCAAAACCTAATGTACCTAAAGTACCAACACCTCTGGCAAATGTGGCTATCGCTTTGATAGATTTAATTTGTTGTGGTAATCTTAATATATCTTCTATATTCAATGCCTTTGCAAAAGCGGCTAGAGCTAAAATACCACCTAACATAGTTTTAGTCAAACCTGGTCCACTACTATCGCCTTCATTTGTAGTTGAACCGCCAATAATACTACTGTTACTATTGCTAAGTGCTTTTAGTCTTTCTTTTTCTGCTTCTCTGGCTCTATCTCGTTCTCTACGAAATGCCTCCATATCAAATGCAAACATCTCACCTAACAGGTAGACCATATTGTCTTGGCCTTTTTTGATATCGTTATTAATTTCTCTGATATCTTCTAAGGTATCAGCAGCCTGCATATCTGTAGCAGATGCTTTAGACATGCCTGTAATAGCAGAACCGATAGCAGTTTGACCTGCTTGAACGGCAGCTATCATTGAACCTTGTGTTTTACCTGAATTAGAAGCCATTATTTGAACCTTTTATTAATGTATTTGTACAGAGCATATGCAATCAATAAAACGGCAAGTGTACCAATACCATCAGTCCAACTTGTTTCGTTTATAACTTGTAATAACTCTGCTGTGATTTCCATTATTTCTTACTCTTACTTGTTCCTGTGTATAGACCAAACCAGGCAGCGCCAGCACCAACTACGATACTGATTAACCCACTCTGTTCCATAGTAGGAGTAGGCAAGTTCATATACCATATTACACATTTATATAATAATACAATGTAAACTGTTAAGAACAATCTTGGAAATATTCTCCATGCGTCAACAGCTCTTGCCATATGAATTAATTTAGCATATGGGTTTATACCAAGGTCTTTGATTGAAGTATCAACTTCTAAATCAACCTGTATTTTTTGTTTAGGTTCTGCAACCTTAACATCTTTATTTTCTTCTGGCATTTTCTCTCTCTCGTTGTTTTTCGTTCTCTTCTTTAATATGTGTCACCAAGAGGTTAACATATATCTCCCTCTCCCACGGCAACATATTCTCCAATTCTGTCAAAGAATATTTATGATGTTGCATTAACGCAAAATTAACCTGGAAATAGTTTTCTAGGTTGTCGTGTGAGAGGGCGATACGAAAAAATCGTTTAGCCCCTGCAATACCATTTTACTCTTTACTTTGGTCTTAGGATTGGTTACTTCAACCTCTTGTTTCAACTTTGGCATAGTTTCAAAAAACTTTTGAATTTGTGCAAATATTGATGAATCCAGACCTTCAATAAATTCATGTAGTTCCGCTTCTTTATAATCAACTGCTTGATGTACAGTTTCACCATCAACAATTTGGTAGATAGCCTTAGCAATCATGTTAAACATGTTTTCTGTTTTTGGTTTCTCTACATCCATGTCGGGGTCAAAATCATCAATAGTAGGATACTTCATAATCATCTTAATCTTATCATTGATTTTGATTTCATTAGTATGGTCATCTGTAACATGTACTTCAACCTTAGATAAATCAACTTCTACATTTCCGTAGGTCTCATTATCATCAGGACATTTGATTTTCAATTTCGCAATTTCACCAACTGACTTAGCTCTAATCTGTAAAAAGATGTATTCTAAATCAAATGTTGGTAGTGCTGATACATTAATTGTATTAAATGTACATGCGTCAACAATTTCTTTTAATGCGTTTGTGATTTGTTTACTTTCACCTGATTCCATTGCAATCATTAATAGTTTCTCTTCTTTTACAAGAAAAGGTCTATACTTGACTGCCGTATCAGTAGAAGGTAGCGTCAACTCATAGCTCGCTGTTTCTAATATAGGTAATGACATTATATCTCCTTGTTCATTATATTATAAGAATGGCGGGAATACCCTACCACCCGTAAGTTTACCGATAGGTGTTGCTCTCTTAACTTGATTAAGCACATCTCTACCAGTTCTTCTTAGTTCTGGTGGTAACTTATTTAGTATACCACTGAATAGACCGAAGTCTTTTGAAGCCTTAAATTCAGGCACATCACCAAGTGATTGCCCTATTGTTAGATTACTTATTTCACCTGAAGTTAGATTGTACCAACTTCTGAAATTAAATGTTACAGGTATATTTACACCACTATCATTTTGGCCGTAATCGTAATCTATAGAACCAATAGTAGCTGGGTAAACTTCGTATAATCTGACACCATATGTTGTATCATCTCTACCACCTCTGCCTGCATATTGGCCTAATTGTAAAATATCTACTGACCCCACATAATCATCATAAAAGTTCATATCATGTGTGCCTAAATCGTATATAAGTTTTTGCCACTCTTCAAAGAATACTCTTTGTCTTAAAAACTTATCACCATAAAAATTCATTTCTATTTGACCTGAGAAACTATAACTGTATGGTATTTCTCTTCTTGGTCCGTATATTTGGTGTGCCGTTGAATTGATATCTCTACTCGGCATAGTCACCTTGTTACACATCATGCCTACATTTCTTTTTAGGTCTGACTGATTGTATTGTTCAAATCTTTGATGTGGTGGAGGTCCAAATGATGTTTGTTTTTGACCAACAGGACCTAATTTGTATTTTTCAGGTGGGTTGAAGATAACTAAAAATCTATTTGGTCTTGCAACACCCTCACCTTGTCCTAGTTCTGCGATAAATCTGTTTACTGTGGACTCTGTATTGCCACCATAAAACTTACCTGAACCACCTAATCTTTTTTGTGCATCGCCGGCAACATCTTCTAAAGATGTATCTCTCGGTAAACCAAGTCTGATATCAAAGTTACCTATTCTACGACCACCTCTTAAAATTGCCATTAAATTTTTCTCCTACTGTCTGCAAACACTTTACCTAAACTTGCGCCTTGGAATTGTGCAACTGGTAAATAACATGCAATCGCCATCTCATCAACATCTACTCTTAAAAAATTACTCTGTACTTGTCGCCATAGGTATTTTTTAACAGCAGGTCTAATCAAACTATTACCTTTCAAGTTAGAATAACCAACTTGTAATTTTGTACTACTATCAAATTTACCATTACTTGTGTACTGTTGCAAATCTTGTAATAATTTAAATCTCAATGGATATGGTAAATAGTGAAAGTTTAAACCAACAAACCCACCTTTGAATACATCAACAGGCAAAACTAGAGGAAAGATATCATAGAATGGCATCTTTGATTTAGTTTTTGGGTCATAGTAAAACATAGACATTCTACCAGCACTTGGTCTGCCTAATAACTTACCGTCACGCATCAATTTACTTGCACTAGCTCTGTCTGCTACTAGTGAAGCTGCATTACGGTACCAATTAGCTGACTTAAATTGGTTGCCTTGTAAATCCTTTAAGGGGTCAAATATATTAATTGCCATACTACTATTTATACCTTTTTTATCAATACCAATAAAAAAGGGCTCCCTTTCGGAAGCCCTTTCAAAGTTAGATGTTTTAGAGAGAGATACTAGTCTTCGTCTGCAAGTTTGCTAAAGTAAGATAAAGTATCATCTTCATCATTATCTAGTTCACTACTCGCACTTGCTGAAGACATAGTTGGTACATCGTCACTTTTCACAGTAGGTGCAGCCGCCGGTGGGAGGTCCATTTGGTCTGCTGTTACTGTGCTTTGTGTACCCGTAATTACCCTATTCAGTTTCTCTTTGAGTTCATCATAGGTCTTAAAATTACTAGGGTCAACAAATTCTTTAAGAGCATATTGCTTTTCCCAAATAGCTTTGATTTCATCATCACTATCTTTGATTTTGCTTACGCCCTCAAACTCGGATTTATCGTAGTTCCAATAACCATCAACTTTCCTAATTTTCAGTTTGAAGTTTGCACCTTTCCAGAAATCGAATGGATTAATAGGTGTTTCATCTTCAAATGCTGGTTGCATCGCTTCGGTAATCTTATCAAAGATTTTCTTACCAAACTTGTACAGTTTTACCTGTCCTTCGTTTTCAGGATGCTTAGGGTCTGACACAACATAGATGTTTGCATAGTAAGATAACTTTCTCTTACGCTTTCTAGCAATATCTTTGTCACTATCTAAACCAGTATTCCATAGTCTGCTGTTTTCTTCAGACACAGGATCCTTTTGATTAAGAGTTGTCAAACTGTTCTCAATAAACCAGCCGCCTTTGTCCTGGAATGCATGAGACCATACTCGCTGCCATGGCATCTCTTCGCCATTAGAAGCAGGTAAGAAACGAATAACAGCATAGCCGTTACCAGTTTTATCCATCTCAGGTTTCCACAACCTGTCGTCCTGATATTTGTTTTTGTTTGATTGGTCCTCTGGACT